ATATGGTCTTGGAATTGCGCTTATGTTTGTTCTACATCGGTCTAAGCATTTATTGTCTGAGGAATTTTATAAAAATGTGATGAACATTGGTGTGAATATGTTGGAGGGGAGAGTATTTCTACGTTCTACGCCTGAACAATTATTAGCACAATATGAGGACTTGTTGACGACTAGTGGACTGCTTGAAAAACATAATAAGCATATTGAGAACCATTTGATTGCGAATAAAGTGTCGGCTGAAATGAAGGTTGCTGAGGCAATTGATAATAGTACTTTTGTGGCGCCTCTGGCTGTTACTGAAAATATAGAGATTGTTCGTGATTGTCCTGTGGGCAAGGAGTTTAATCCGCTCACTAAACGGTGTGTGAAGGTGTGTGGGCCTGGGAGGGTTAGAAATCCGAATTTTAGGTGTGTTAAGGATCGCCCGCTTAAGGTTAAGGTTTGCCCTGCCGGTAAGGAGCTCAACCCGACTACAAAACGGTGTGTTAAGACTTGCAAATCCGGTCTCATCAGAAACTCCGCGTTTAAGTGCATTAAAGATAAATCGGTTAAGGTTAAAAATAAATCTATTAAGGTTAAAGTTTGCCCTGCCGGTAAGGAGCTTAATCCGCGTACGGGACGGTGCGTCAAGGGGTGCGGTGTGGGTCTTACCAGAAACTCCGCGTTTAAGTGTGTTCGCGCTAATAAAACACGTAAGGTCATGTCTCCTATTGCTACCAAACAACCGTCCTCTGTCAGTATGATGTTAAATATTCCCGCCATGGCGGATTCTAATAAGTGGGCAAAGGGCCTCTCCGATAATTGGTCCAAGTCCAAGTAATTAGTGTAAAACAACAATAAAATTTCAGAAGTATTGTTTATTGTTGTTTATTTATTGGGTTATATTATTACTTTCTTAGATACAAGACGGCTAATAATGTTATCTGCGCAATGAGGCCACTTACGCCGTCTGTGTACATGCTTCGCGCGACTCCCAAATTCTTATAATACGTCTCTACCAGGTCGGGGAATAACTTGGAGAACTTCATTATAAAGCCATAGAGGGCGCTGACGATAAATGTGATTACCATAAAGGTGACAAATGATGTCGGGGTTGTGGGTAACTTGTGTAGGTTTAATATGATTACTTGGGTTGTTGCGCCTACGAAGCCTGCGATTAGGGCAGCACCTAACAGTGTTTGTCCCTTAAAGTACGGTTGTAAATATCTCATAAAATCTGCTTGGAAGAGAGAAGGCAGACTATTGTAGTTCTCGGACATTTTTCTTAACACGACGTCCCATAGGGCGGTGATGACGAAGGTTAAAATATAGATATTACAGTTGTCCATATCAATTAATATACTATAACGCGCTATAAAAATTTGTTTGTTTTTGGTTTGTTTTGTGGATATATAAATAAAAAATTGATTGCTTTTTTCGTGAGCAGTGTACATCATCTTCTAAACAATGGCAACCTCTGTCGCAAACAATTTAAATAATAATCGCAGTCTTGAAGAGACAGAAGCCGGAGAGAAAAAGCAAGTTGTGCTGGAAATTCATCCTTCTTCTTCCGGTGAGACGTTGGATGGGGCGGGTGGTAAGCGTAAATATAGTCGGGCGTTTTCCACGAATAGTGGGGCAAATAATTACGATGATGCGCGTTACGGACAGCATATCAGTGACTCGTTCTTTACTACAAATTATGGGCACGGGGTGTATATATCGGATACTGCAAGACTTATGAGTACATTTGCGGCGAGGACTGGAGGGGGCGTTATCTATACTCAAAGGGAGATGAATGAGTGGCGCGAGTTTTATAGGGCTAATAGGAACCTGTTTAATGTTTGAATTACGTGATTGATTTGAGAGAAAATTGGGGCGAGAGAATTTGGTGGAGAATTGGCGGGCCTATTTAGCGGCTGATTTTTTACCTATTGCAAGCGGTACTCTGTCATCCTCTGCAACCGTACGGTGACCCTATAATACAGCCCACTTCCCCCCAACTACCATGAATTCGGCCCTCGCCGTCAAATAGGCTGCAATAGTGCAAAATAGGGCTTCCGAGCAGCAGCAGGCAGCAGCAAGGCTTGCCGTCTAATACAAATTTTTAGTAAACGCAAAAAATCAGCAAAAATAAAAAAAATGAAAAAAGAAATAAAGTAAAGATAAAGGGCATCAAAAGCATTAACTTAACCAGTAATCAATCAATTAACAATGTCCACCACCACCATCGTAACTCAGACCGTTACCATTGCCCCTGTCGCCAAGGTGCTTCAGAAGGAGCAACTCCGCCCTCGCTTCTTCAAGGCGATTGAGCGCATTGTCTCCAAGAAGCAGACCGAACAGAAGAAATTCGCCCAAAAGTACACCAAACTCGCCATCAAACAACGCACTACGCAAGAAAAGATGATGAAGAAGCTTTTGCGCGATCTTCCCAAGACTGTTCGCAAGCAACTTCGCGACAAGGCTGCTGCCCAAAAAGCGGCCATAAAGGAGGCCAGAATCGCGGCAAGAGCGGCAAAGGCGGCGGAGAAGGTGCGCAAGGCGGCGGAGAAGGAGGCCAAGAAGGTGGCGCAGGCGGAGAAGGCTGCCGTGAAGGAGGCCAAGAAGGCGGCAAGAGCGGCAAAAGCTGCTGAAAAGGAGGCGGCAGAGCAGGCAACAGTTCAAGAAAAGGTTGAAAGCAGCGAAATGGAGGCCGAAGAGCTGGCAGAGAAGCAGCGATTGGAGGCTGAAAAGGAGGCCGAGGCTGTAAAGGCTGCTGAGGAAGCGGTCAAAGCTGCCGAGAAGGAGGCAAAAGAGCTGGCAAAGGCTCAAGAGAAGGAGGCCAAGGCGCAGAGAAAGACTGCCGAGAAGGCCGCCGAGAAAGAGGCGGTGGCGCAGAGAAAGGCTGCCGAGAAGGCCGCAGAGAAGGAGGCAATCGCACAGAGAAAGGCTGAAGAGAAGGCCGCTGATGCGCTCAGAAAGGCCGAAGAGAAGGCAGCAAAGAAGGGGGGCAAGAAGGCAGTAGCCGTAGAGGTTTAAGTAGTATATAGTAGTTAGTTAGTAATTTATAAAAAACAATCATAAAAATGCTCGGGAAACCGGTCATTTTTTCATTGACACACTCCAATTAAATCACCCTTATTAAAAAAATTGAAATTCCCCCTATCAAGAAGTCTTATGGTATCTACTTCAAGAATGCCGTCTAAGGTTACCGCTCAAACAATGGAAGCTGTATATGCTCTCCTTTCTCTTTCTCGTTCAAATGAGCAGCTTGGTAAGCAGTACTACCTTAGAGATAGAAGTCAACCTAATAGAAACATTGTTGTGCCCGAACCTGTGCCCACCAAGTGGCAGCTTAGGGACAGAAATCAACTAAAACAACCGGTGAGATTTTATTAAAGCCATAACTTGAAAAATACTCTAAAATGCGTAATCAAATAAACAACAAAATTGGCATTACATGCCCTTTTTTGTTTACTGACCTGGTGTGGCAAATCATTATAAATTTTTAGTTTTCTCTAAAATCGGCTTTATTCTAAAAAAATTGAAATACTTTTTTTAGAATTTGTTGAGCAGTACATTAGCTTAATAGCATATAACCAATTCAAATGGATTCTCATAAAACGTCTATGGTCGCCGGAGGCGGGGACCGGTTCAAGGAGTACTTGGATCGCACAAAAATGGACCACAAACAGTACCAATATGACGGCGTTCAATGGATGCTGAACAACGAGCTTCGGTCTGACCCTGTTGCAGGCGTACGTGGGGGCTTTATTGCCGACGAGATGGGCCTCGGTAAGACTATCATGATGATAGGTACCATGCTGTGCAACTTTCGCGCACGAACTCTCATTGTCGTGCCGCCAGTTCTCGTTGACCAATGGTACGCCCAAATCTACCGCACAACCGGCCACAAACCCCTCATATATCACGGTAACAAAAAGAAGCAGATTTCGCAGTTCTTGCTCAGCCAAGCCACCATCGTCATCACGACATACGGTGCAATCACGCTCACAAAAAAACAGATAGATGCAAACGCCACTACGCCGCTACACCAACTTCAATGGGCGCGGGTTATATTTGACGAGGCACATCATCTACGCAACAAAAATACGACGCGATATATCAGCGCAAAGAGGCTGCCGGCAAACATTCGCTGGCTCGTTTCCGGCACACCCGTACAGAACAAACGTCAGGACTTTTACAGCCTTTGCTCCCTGCTTGGCCTTCCTGCCAGCTTCTACACTGAAGTAGACAATTTGGCCAAACTGACGGCTGACTTTGTATTGAAGCGGACGAAGAACGGCGTCGGAATCAAGATGCCCAATGTGGTACACGGCAAAAATATGGTTAGCTGGGCCAACCGTAAGGAGATGGAGCTGTCAGAGGAAATACACTCGGCTCTCGGTTTCAGCCACGTTTCGGCTTCAAAGGGCCGCGAGTTTGTCGCAAATTCGCTGTCAAAAGGCGGCGTGTTATCGCTAATATTGCGCGCCCGTCAGACCTGCATCTACCCCAAACTTCTCTCTAAGACTCTTAGTCAAAATGAGAATCTATCCGCATACAGCGAAGCCTTTAATTGCAGCAGCAAGCTTGACTTTGCGCTTGACAAGATATTGCAGCGCAAGGATAACGGCTGCGGCAAACTCATCTTCTGCCACTTCCGCGAAGAAATTGACGAAATCGCCGCCAGATTGCGCGCCGGGGGGATGGCCAAGGTGGCGACATTTGATGGGCGGACCACTGGTGGCAAACGCGTGGAAGCTCTCAATGACAAAAATGATGCGCTTATATTGCAGATTCAGACCGGATGTGAGGGGCTCAATTTGCAGGAAAACTACAGCGAGATCTACTTCATATCGCCGCACTGGAATCCGGCTGTTGAAGACCAGGCCGTCGCACGGTGCCACCGAATTGGGCAGACAAAGCCGGTGTATGTGGAGCGGTTTGAGATGGCCCCATTTGCCGCCACAGAAGGCGAGGATGAGTTGCCAACCAGAACAGTGGATAATTACGTGGGGGCTGTTCAAGAAGGGAAGCGCGCCATTGCACAGGAATGCATATAGTAAGACTTTGTTTGTAAGGCAAATAAAAAGGAGCCATGTGTGGGCAATTTTTTAGTATATATAATTTAAATACTTAAAGTACAGCGATTGTTGCACAATTTGTTTTATTTTGTAGACCAGTTATGCTTATTAACAAACGCAATAAAGGATTACCGATAATATAAATAATGATACCATATTCATGGTTGAATGTATTTTCATCTACCTTTTTTTTTACGAACGCATACAGACTATCATATAAACCTGAACACGCATCTTACTGTTATACGTTTACATTGTTAGCCTGTAGTTCCTCATTGCATCACGCAATGCCCGAAATTGCGCTGTTGAACTATATTGATAAGATCGCCGCATATGGCGTGGTTTATTACGGGGGTGAAGCGTTTTACAAGTACCTGACCGCTGATTCGCGAAATATTTATTCTCTCCCGTCAATTATCAACGTTGTGGCGTTTGGTACGGTCATATGGCTATATGTCTACGGCTATTTTGCTGGCAAATATTCCTTTGATACAAATGGCTGGGCGAACATTTACCACGTTGGAATGCACGGATTAAGTAGTTTGGGGCACCATTGTATTATCTGCCTGTTGTAAGCGGGGTTTATAATATATAATGTTTGGGGTACTTAAAGAACCGAAAATATCGAGTTTTTTCATGGGAAAGTTTCTTCAGAATTTCAAAATGGACAAAAATAAATGTCCAAAAGCGAAAAGGGGAAATACTTTCCCCGAAAACATGCGTTGTGACCATAATTGATTTTTATGGTCTGGTCACAGAAAAAATAATTTTCAATTTGTGACGATAATTTTTTTTATTTTTTGAGGAAGAAGTTTAGCAGAATTTTCTATTGCTAATATATAGCAATGTTTAGCAATGAAAATCTGCCAGAAATCGGCTTCAAATATTATTGCAAAAAGTGTGACTATGGTACGAGTAAGAAAAGTAGCTACGACGACCACATTTTGTCTACAAAACACAAAAGAGCAATGGATTGCAATGAAAATCTGCCACAAATCTGCTCTGATTTTGTATGTAAAAATTGTAACAAAAAATATAAGGATAACTCTGGTCTATGGAGACATAAAAAGAAATGTAACGAGGGAGAGAACATTTCAATAGATATACAGGATGCCCAAAAATCAGATGAAATAAACGAACTCAAGGAATTTATGAAATACTTAATGCATGAAAATTCCGAGATGAAGAATATGATGCTGGAGGTGATAAAAAATGGCACCATTTCTAATAGCCATAACACCAACACTAACAACTCGCACAACAAGGCATTTAATCTGCAGTTCTTCCTCAACGAGACCTGCAAAGATGCTATGAATATTACCGATTTTGTTGAATCTATTAAGTTGCAATTATCCGATCTGGAGAATGTGGCAGAGGTCGGTTATATAGAAGGAATCTCTAACATTATTGTCAAGAACCTTAAGAAGCTGGATGTTACTCAAAGACCGGTTCATTGTACGGACAAGAAGAGAGAAACCATGTATGTGAAAGACGAAGACACTTGGGAGAAGGACGAAGAAAATAAGCAGATGCACAAGGTTGTTAAAAAGGTTACAGACAAAAATGCGAGGTTAATTCTCAAGTATAAAGAGGCCCATCCAGATTGCATGACCTATCACTCACGATTCAACGACAAATACAATAAGATTATCGTTGAATCTATGGGTGGTTCAGGGAACAATATGTTTGAAAAGGAGGAGAAGATTATCGCGAAGGTATCCAAGGAGGTGACGGTGGACAAGGAATCTCTTTAAATAGGTTGCGTATACAATATATTTAAAATACTTAAAGGGTCGCACGATTAACGGACCTTACGGCGACTTGTTTTGCGACGACGGGACGCCTTCTTCTTCTTACTCGCTGCCGACCTTCTGCCTCCTTTTCGGGTTGCACGTTTACGACCGCCTTTTTGCCTCTTAGGTGTTTGCCCTGTAAGAATGGATACAACCTGTTTTGCTACGTCGGGCGGTAGTTGTGCAGAACCTGGTTGTTTTGCGACATTTAAAAAGGCGTAACCTTGGTCAGCCTGAGAAATAATTCTAACGTTATTCGCGCCATAAAATGTGTTGCTATCGCCAAAATGTAATCTCGGAACCGCTGTAGCATTCAATTTATCCAAGGCGGGCTTTCCCATAACCACCAGTTTAAGCTTCGTATCAGCGAATGCGGATTCTCCAATGAGCGAGATATTAGACCCGGGCAAAAATGTTACTTGTTTCAGGTTTGTCGCGCCGCTGAATGCACCCGGGTCAATGGCGGTCACAGATGGTGGAATGTCAATCGTCTCTAAGGCTGTCGTCTCTGTGAACGCATAGTATTCAATGCTTTTAAGATGCGAACCCGTCTCAAACGTTACTTGTTTCAGGTTTTCCGCGCCAGCGAAAACGTTCCGTCCCATTTTTTCAACAGATGCAGGAATAGTAATTGTCTCCAATGCGGTTTGATTGAAAGCGCCTGCTCCAATCATAATCAGCGACGAACCCGGCTCAAACGTTACATTTGTCAAACTTATCGCCGCACTGAACGCATGTTGGCCGATGCTACTGACTGATGCCGGAATTCGAATCTCACGCAAACTTGTCGCGCCACTGAATGAGCTTTGGCCAATGCCGGCGAGCTTAGAATTAGGGTCAAACTCTACCTTTGCCAGACCTGTCGCGGCACGGAACGCGTTGTCTCCGATGCCTATAACAGATTCTGGGATGTAAATTGTCTGCAAAGCAGTCGCACCGCTGAACGCACCCTTGACGATGATCGTGACTGATGATGGCAGGTTTATCGTCTGCAAGGCTGTCGCACCTTGAAACATGCCGTCTGATATGCGGTCAAGACGACACTCGGGGTCAAACGTTACTTGTGTCAAACTGGTTGCCCCATTGAATACGTTTGCGTCAATTCTTGTAACGGACGCGGGAACGTCAAACCGCCACAAAGAAGTAGCTCTACAGAACGTGTTTGCTTCAATTATGGTAAGGCCTGAACCTGGCGCAAATGTTACCTGTTCAAGGCCAGTGGATTCAAAAAAGGCTCCCAATCCAATCCTCGTTACGGATGCCGGAATTTTAACCTGCTTCAAATTTGGCGCATATGCGAGCGCCATTCGCGCAATAGTTGTCCAACCCTCTCCTAAAATAAGGTTTGATGGACTTCCTCTGACAACCCAAATCTCGTTGGTAAATGTCGGGTCGCCCCCAGGGAATTCAATAGTAAAAGGAGGTTCCATTAATATATGAAGACATATTATTCCGCGGTAAAAAACATTATAGAATGGAATGGTTTCTCTGGGCAATATAATGTATGTAAATATAGTTCATGTCTACTATTTTGGTGCGACCGTTTTCAAATAATTTCGGATATTAAATTGTCCCCTATATCACTACAATTTGCAGCAGCAGCAGGCAGCAGGCAAGGGCCGCGCAGAATCTAAGAATCTGAATCAAATGGCTGCTTTGTTTTTCCGTCATATGGCACCGCATGACCATTCGTCAGCATCCATTTATTTACCAATAACTCATGGCCAGTCTCCGCGACAAGATATACGTTTGCCAAGATACGACCGTACTTTTCAGTTGAAATTTCTCTCAATAGGACTGTTTTGTTTAAGACAAGGCCCTCTAATGCCTGCTGTGACTTATGTGCTGCCTCCTTTTCTTTCTCTGTTTTACCCTTTATTTCCGGCGAATCAATGCCAAGTAATCTCACTTGGAACCTGTAGAGCCTGGATTCTGGATAGGGTAGTCGCCCCGCTATGGTTATCGTGTCACCATCGTACACCTTAATAACATATCCGCTCGTTATAGGCGGCACAAATGGCGCACAATCTTTCCACATAATGGTCTCGGCCTCTGACCGAGAACTTCCGCAAATCGCTGATACAATACAACGCCACATTTTTGTGCACTATTTGATGTCAGTCAAGGCGATCTCAATTTTATGCAGAATGTAAACAAATTTGTTATCTATTTGATTACATTTTTATATCAGTTTAGACTGCAATTTGCCAGCATATAGCAGCAGCAGGCAGCAGGCAGGGTCTATAATATATAATGTTGAGGCACTTAAAGAACCGAAAATATCGTGTTTTTTCGTTGGAAAGTTTCTTCAGAATTTCAAAATGGACAAAAATAAATGTCCAAAAACGAAAAGGGGAAATACTTTCCCCAAAAACATGCGTTGTGACCATAATTGATTTTTATGGTCTGGTGGCAGAAAAAATAATTTTCAATTTGTGACGATAAATTTTTTTATATTTTGAGGAAGAAGTTTAGGAGTTTTTTCTATTGCTAATATATAGCAATGTTTAGCAATCCAAAAAACTCAGAAAAACTCAGCGATTATTCATGTGAAAAGTGTGACTTTAATACGTGCAACAAGAATGATTATAATAGACATCTTAAGACCAAAAAACATGTTAGCAATGGTTTACAATCTTTTTCAATGGAAAAAACACCAAAAAACTCATACACGTGTGATTGTGGGAAAACATATAAAGACAATTCTGGTCTGTGGAGACATAAAAAGAAGTGCAATAACGGAGAGAATATTTCAATAGATATACAGGATGCCCAAAAATCAGATGAAATAAACGAACTTAAGCAATTTATGAAATATTTAATGCAGGAAAATTCTGAAATGAAAAATATGATGCTTGAACAGTCAACTATGATGATGGAAGTGATTAAAAATGGCACAGTAGCAAATAGTCATAACACCATAAGCACCAACAACTCGCATAACAAGGCATTTAATCTGCAGTTCTTTCTCAATGAGACATGCAAGGATGCCATGAATATTACCGATTTTGTTGAATCTATTAAGCTGCAATTATCCGATCTGGAAAATGTGGCTGAAGTGGGTTACATAGAAGGAATCTCTAACATCATTGTGAAGAACCTTAAGAAGCTGGATGTTACTCAAAGGCCTGTTCATTGTACAGACAAGAAGAGAGAAACAATGTACGTTAAGGATGAAGATACATGGGAGAAGGACGAAGAAAATAAGCAGATGCACAAGGTTGTTAAAAAGGTTACAGACAAAAATGCGAGGTTAATTCTCAAGTACAAAGAGCTTCATCCAGATTGCATGACTTACCACTCACGATTCAACGACAAATACAATAAGATTATCGTTGAATCTATGGGTGGTTCAGGCAACAATATGTTTGAAAAAGAGGAGAAGATTATCGCGAAGGTATCCAAGGAGGTCACGGTGGACAAGGAATCTCTTTAAATAGGTTGTGTATACAATATATTTAAAATACTTAGTGCACTATGCTACGTTGGTGCGACACTTTCATTATCTCGGGATTGGCCTGACTGGCCCTATATCGGCTGCAATTTGTGCGATGGTTTTGCAGCGTACGGTCGGACGACTTATAGCAGCAGCAGCAGGCAGCAGGCAGGAAAAAAGGGTTGCCCCTTTCCTATTTGGTTTATTTAATGATTTTATTTATATAACTAACTACTAACTATTTGCCTTCTCTCTACGCCTCATATTCGTCTTCTGATTCCTCTTCATCATCGCATGCTTTCTTGAAGTCTATTGCGCTCGTCTCGTCGTTCCATTGACCCACCACAATTTGGTCGCCAGTCTTGATGTACTCTGCGTAGTCATATACGATGCCCGTCTTCTTTGACTTTAGGTACTTGTTGCCTGCGAATTCTATCTTCTTGACTACCTCGGCTTGGTCGTCCTCCTTTGCTGCCTTTTCGGCTGCCTTGACGGCGACCTTTTTAACGGCCTTCTCGCTCTCCTTCGCCGCCTTTTCGGCCACCTTTGCTGCCTTTTCGGCCACCTTTTCAGCTTCCTTCGCTGCCTTTTCGGCTGCCTTTTGTGCCTCTTTTTCAGCCTTCTCGGCCTCCTTCGCCGCCTTCTCGGCTGCCTTTTGTGCATCCTTTTCAGCCTTCTCGGCTACCTTATCCGCTGCAGTTTTGCTGACCTTGGCGACTGGCTTTTCTACAACCTTTGGCACCTCTATTACTTCAACGGCACTATCTGCAACGACCTCCACTTCAACGGCACTATCTGCAACGACCTCCACCTCAACGGCACTATCTGCAACGACCTCCACCTCAACGGCACTATCTGCAACGACCTCCACTTCAACGGCACTATCTGCAACGACTTCAACGGCCTCTTCTTCTGCCGACACTCGGTTCGCCTGTGCCACCAAATTCGCGAACAAATCCTCTTCGTCACCCGCGATCTCCACCACCTTCTTCTCCTTCTTTGGGCGGCCCTTTACGCCAGAGCTCACCTTTGCTGGCTTTTCCGACTTCGGACGACCACGTTTTGACGCATCTACTGGCGCTATGAAGTGGCTCGCATCCACCTTGATGCCATGTTTGTTTGCCACCTCCATCACCTGCTCTTCCGTTAAATTCAGCTTTTTCATTATTTTTGTGTAGTGAACTTGTTTACGACCCTTGCTGTCTACGTAATCCTGTAGACCGACTTCCATGCGAGACTCTACGGTGCCATATTCCGACTCACCTGACTCACCCTTTTTTCCGCATTGGTTGCAGTAACGGCTTGAACCTGATTTCAACGATTGGCATTGCGTGTACAGACCACTGTTTTGACGCAGCGCGATGCAGCACTCTTCCGCTATCTCACCGCTAAACGGCAGAGGAATTCCCACTGACACTGACGACGATACTGACACTGACACCTTTTCCTTTATAACCACGACCGTCAGACCTAACTCTAACAGAGCCTCCGCTGCATCAAATTTGTACTTTGAACCGCACCTTTCCACCGCTTCCTTTACCGCATTCTTCACTGCTTCCTTCATTCCTCGCTCCACCACCTCACTCAAATTCATTTTTAATGACATTGACATTGACATTGACATTTTGCTTTTGCTCCTTTTTTTCCTTCTTCCACCTCACTCAATTTTTTTTTTCTTACTACCTTTTTTTACTTCACCTTTTTTTTATTTTTTTCCACCTTTGGGAAGGTGGAGCCAAACCCTTCCGGAGAAAAAGCCAACCCCCCAAGGGAAAAAGGGCCGACCCCTACGGCGCTCTGTTTGCGAGGCCCACATGTGGGTCCTAACGACGAGAGCACAGAACAGTTAAATTGCAAACCAGTTTCACTACCAATGTAACAAACAAATAGGTTGAAATATTACTACTGCATAAATTTTTATTGTATAACATCCCCCAAAATATAACAGACCCAATTATGTTCCATGCCAACAAGAATAGGCTGCCATATATAACTATTAACTTGGGAACTGTAACCATATATAGGTGCATTGACCTGCTATTTCTACGCGAAAGACACGAGATACTGCATATAACAAGCACCATTATCAGCATGTTTGCATATGCACCCACGACCAAATATATTTTCAAATTAATATTCAACTTGGCTGGATATTCTTCAACGCAACTGTCCTTCGAATAACCATAATACATATCGCAAATAACAATTGGGAAGCACAGCAAGAATGTCACAAACGATATCATGTATTTAATAACATGCGCCGTATATGCACGCTCCTTGTAAGGTTTTTTTAAGATGCTCTTTAGCTCCTGTTTTTCAAGATCAACCATTGCAGTAGAACCGCTTTCTCGATGCGAACTATCATCCGAAATAGTCATCAAGCTTGCCCGCATATCCGAATTAAGCACATTTTCAGTCATCATTTTGTTGTAATATAGTCTCATCTTCTGAGGCACCAGTTAAATCAATTTTTTTAATATTTTCTTCACCTACCGCAGAAGAGCGCTTGTGTATTTGAAAATAACGTTTATACTTTTTGACACCCTCTAACGTATACCCATCTGCCTTTCTAATCGGCTCCATTTTATAATGATATACGTGGAGAATCTGCCGAATTAAATTTAGTAGCGGCCACCGCTGGGTTTTGTCTGCATTCTTCTGAAGACTCGTCATAAGCGACGAACTGTAATGCCGCTTTAGGTTGGGAATAAGCTTTTTAATTTCATCGTATTTCATGTCGGATAGTAGCGTATCGCGCGGCGTAATCAGGCCATCAATATCGTGCAGTTCGTCTATTTCAAAACCAGATAACTTCAATATCAATTTGCTATCCTCGTCCATAGATAAAAAATATAATTTTATTTTGGTTTCCAAACAAAAATAAAATTTATATACACGCTCCAACTCATACCCCTAAATATTAAATTCTGGGATGCTGTAAGTTTCTCCGCTCTTCACATATCTTGCAATGATCTTGGGGTTAATTTTATTGCTAATAATGTCTTCTGCCTGATACACGTTATTGTTTTTATCAATATAGTAAACAATGCCCTGAATGTCCTGAGCATATACCTCAACCTTCTGCGTAGTATTTTTATTTTCATTCTGCATATCAATCACGCCATGCGGAGTTCCCTTAAGATGTGTACCGCAAAATTCGCACCCATCCTTCTTGCGCCTGGTGCACTGTTCTTCGCTTGCACGCTTTGCGCAGCATCTGTCATACATTGGAACGAAATTTTTCACGCGTTTCCGCTTTTGAAAGTCCTCCTTGTTAAATGAGAGCCTATCATAGTCATAAATAAACTGCAGCAACTGGTTTACCTGTTCGTTTTTTGTCATGCCCATCTGCGTCGCCTTTTCGCGAATACAGTCCTTGAAGGACGTAATATACCCTTCCACCTTTTTGTTTAAGCGCCTTTCCATCTTGTTTAATAATACATAATATATAGTTATTTCTTTATGTCAATTTTTTAATATATAAGAAACTAACTTAAAGCCGATGAGCTATGTGTCGGGCCATGATTTAAGCCTTCTTCTTTCGGGGCTTCTTCTTTTTTGTCTTTGAGTCGTCCTCTTGCGGCGTTTTTACCTCTTCTTCGGGTAGAGATTTTTCCTCCTCATCGGGTAGCGATTTTTCATCCTCTGCCGGTAGCGATTTTTCATCCTCTGCCGGTAGCGATTTTTCCTCCTCTTCTACTTCTGGTGGTGCGAGTATAACCTCGGCTTTTTGCACCTCTTCTATTATGGGTTGCACTTCCTCCACGATTGGTTGCGGTTCTTCCACTGCGGGCGGCAGTTCTTCAACGATAGGTTGCAGTTGAACAATTTCTTGTGCATCGCACACCGTGTTGTTTTCCACAATAGGTTCATGGGACGCATGTATATGATGCATTGAGTCGCCCCCAATAATATTATCGCAGAACGCATCAATATTTGAAAACATGGTCGTTATTTCTGTCGTCGTTATTTCTGTGGTTTTTATTTCTGTCTTCGTTATTTCTATATTTTCAGCAGGCGTGTTTGGTCGTTGGGCGTGCATAAAGGAGACTACCTGAGTGGTCGTATTTAATTTGGGAACCGCAGTATTTCTTAAATGAATTCCATGCTCTTCGGTAACGGGTCTAAAAAGCTTGTCAAATGCCGTGTCGCTCTTATGCGAAAAATGCTCCAGATGCCCTACAGGGGATTCCACTGACAGGTCTTCTTCACTTGACTCGCTCTCGCTGTGTTCTTCGGCCTGGTGCACCGGATTTACCGATATAGACTTTCTCAAATCATGTAATAATGCCTTATCAATCTTGCCTGCGTTTAACTCCTCTAATAATTCCTTCTTGGTGTCCTTGTTAATTTCCGTAGATTCGTCAAATTTAATATCAGTATCAATATGCGTATGCATAAGCTGTATTTTATTACTAAATCGTTTGAGATATTTTGTATGCAGTGAGTGGAAAAATTCAATGTAAGACATAAACATCAGAATTTTCTCTCGCAGAACAGTATTATTAAAGGCGAATGTTGTGGTGAAGTTGTTAATGTTCAGACCAATGTTTTGCTTTGCCCGATGCGCGGATAACTCGGTCTCCTTTGTGTTCAATACCGACAGTAAAATGCCTAACAAATTTAAAATGTTCTGATGAATATCATGTGTTATTCCAAACTCGTAATCCTTGAATGGCTCAAGATCTTTATAGATCGGATAATTATCTACCTTCACTATATCAATAACCTTTTTATCCTCAACGCTTTTTAAGATGTATTCAATGATTATCTTGTTCAATTTAAAATACTCACAATACATTCTATTGTTTATCGCAATAAAGAGTCGTTTCATATCATCGTACTCAATATCAATTAACTTGCCCTGGAAATTAAACGAATCCAGGCCAAATACAAACATTTGCGCCTTGCTATTTTTTATCAGATCCGAGTAAAACACCTTTAGTCTATTAATTCTCACCTGCAGAACATCAAATACGCTTTTAACCGTATTCCGAATAGTAATAATGTTATTAAACTCACTCTTCAGCAGAACAAGCTTGTTATCCATTTGTTACTGATAATATTATTTAATATTATTTTTTATTCGTTGTTTTAATAATATTATACTGTTGTAATATAAATGGACCCTAATTTAACTGATCCGGTTGATTTGCCGATTGACACAGCACCTAATACAACTACTGTCGAATGGACACCAGAACATGAGGGTATTTTGATTGAATGGGCAGACAAGGCCATGTGTTATAGATGGCTACACTCGAAATCTAACGCGCTATACGCTAGATTAAACGCGTGGTATACAATTCCCGTAATTATAATTTCCACTATAACTGGTACGGCCAACTTCGCCCAAGAACGAGTTCCCGTCGCATACCAAAACTATTTTGCGATGGTTGTTGGCACATTTAGTATTGCAGCAGGTATTATTACCACTATACAGCAATTCCTTAAAATAACGCAGCTAAACGAGGCGCATCGCGTTAGTGGCATAGCGTGGGATAAGTTCTACCGCAATATTAAAATTGAGCTCGCGAAACACCCATTTGAGAGAATAGACGTGCGACAGATGATAAAGATGAGCAAGGAGGAATTTGATAGATTGATGGAGACCAGCCCCACAATCCCCGAAACGATCGTCGGAGAATTTAAGTCCAACTTTATTAAGCACGAGTCATTTGCAAAGATTGTAAAGCCCGAAATTTGTGACATTTTAATACCTACAAACGAGCACCGAAACCCGTGGTTTAATGAGGAGAATCGGTCAAGGGTCGCAAACGAAAACCTTAAGAATCAAGTTTTGAAGCAGACGAGGCTTAACAAGACGCGGGACGACAACAATAAGGTCGTTACTGATTTTATAGGGCTATTCAAAAGTCTGAACAATCGTGAGCCAATGGAGAGCGAAGTTGTTGACAATTTAAAAGAAAAAGTGGATGTTGTTACTATAAAGAGCGTATTGGATAAGCTAAAGACCCTGTCAATATCAATTAATATAGACAATGACGAAATGACCGGATTAAATATGATATAAGATAACTACGAGTGTCGGCACTTTTGCGAGAACTTGAGTTTCAAAAGTGCATATTGTGCCGGCATTTTTATATCACCATTATATAACAATGATTATTAAGAAAGAAACCGTTGGTGGAATACCGGTTTACCACGTTAGTAAAAATTTTGATGATGACGTTATGGCAAGACGGATGAATACATATGTAGAGAAGTCGGATATAAAAGATGTAATTGAGGATGATGCGGACGTTTATACAGAAGACGGGAAATTGCTATTACGTTTTAGAAAAGGGGCGCTGCCGCAAAAGAAAACCGAAATGTTTTACGACAATGTAGTAGATTTCGCAAAGAATGTTTCAAGCAATCGCGGGAACGCAACCGGTAGCGAGAAGCGTAATGTACGCGACAACCCAAAAATAATGTCTAACATATTTGGTTACTTTGATAGATGGTCGCCCTCTCAGAAAGTAATCTTTCGCAACGCCGGCATTAAACCCATTGTAGATGTAAGAGAATGCAGATTCAACCGAGACTATCCCGATAAATATAAGAAAACGATCCCCCTCATACAGGAAATAGACCGGTTGTATAAAAAATTAACGCCTGCGCATTATAAGATCCAACGAAAGAAGGCGAACCAGACTTATTTTAAAATACCAGGAACATCATTTACTACGATTACTACTAATATAAACTTCCAGACCACAATACACTGCGACAAGGGGGACGATGCAGAAGGGTTTGGGAATTTAGCAGTCATTGAACACGGAAAATACACCGGCGCCGAAACGTGTTTTCCTCAATACGGAATTGGCGTGAATGTTCGTAGCGGAGATATCTTGTTTATGGATGTGCACCAACCGCACGGTAATTTGCCAATGAATAAAAAAACCGAGGAAACTACCCGTTTATCCATCGTTTGTTATTTGCGAAATAACGTTTGGTTGCGCACAAAGAATAAAACAAAGCGCATGTTTAATAAGCACAACAAAACGATGAAAAATTTAGGTGCAAAGGCCAAATAATTATTTGTTATTTCATGTGCACATTTTCTCGGAATAAAAAGGGTTTCATCCTTAATGGATGACATCTTTTAAAATTTTTAATTAATTAAATTACGCAATAAATTTTTATATTTAATTTTCTTGGCCGGCGAATTCATGCTCGGGATACATATCCTTCTTGTACTCCCATGCGTTTCTGGTTCCCATGGTGCGGTTGCAGGCGAAGCAAATAGGGATTAGATTGTCGATATCTATCTGCCCTCCAAGCGTTCTGGCAGTAATATGACCGGCTTCGAAGTCCTTCTTGGTAATAGGATCTTCGCAAATCGCACACTGGTCATCAACGCACTTGGCCCAAACAAGCTTTTTGAGAGCCTTAGAGATTTGTCGTTCATCTAAAGGAAGGGCCCGCTCGGTAACTGAGCCAAACTGGTTAAGGCAGTAGTTGAAATATTCGCGACGAGGCGCTTTCTCGGCCTTAGACTCCCACATAGTTTTTTTATCCTTCTTGTTGCCCTCCTTCGCGATGTTGGGGACATGAGTCAAAATAATATCGAAATTTTTGGATTCGTCGCAAAATGAGTAGAACAGGGCAAATATCTGAGTGGGATTGAGTTTCTGGCCCGCATCCAATCTCTGGAGAAACTCGATGAAGTCTCTAAAAACGTTGTCGAATGCGTGAATAAGCTCGCCGTCCTTGGGGTTTAACTCGGGGCTGTTGTTTTTGATGTCCTTTGTAATTTGTTTATCCTCAATAAGGAATATTTCAGATGCAGGCAAATCATTGTACTTGTCGGAATGGAATTTTGCGTTGAAGTGCTTGTAAAGAAGGAAGCAGCGGCATATCCAGTGAACCCAGTAGTTAGCAGCCTTCTTGTGGCAGTGCTCAAAGAACGTATCGGACATCATTCCCTCGTAGTTATTCTCACTCACAAACGCGACCAATTCGCAGTCAGTCTTGTTCTTCAGGAAGTCGGAATTTCTTACAGGGATACCCTTTTGGAGTGACATGAAGATTTCCCTTCTTTGCTCAAGAGACAGTTTACCCTTCATAAGCGTAAGATTGATGCCGAAATGGTCAAAATGCTCCCTTTCCTCTTCGGTTAGGTAGTGAGGAGTAATCTTGTTCTCTCGGCACCAACTCTCGACGTCGTCTGTTTTCTTATAAAACACATGAGAATGCTCAGAAGTTCCGTCTTCCAATACTGTTTCATAATTCCAGTGAACGATGAAAGGCTTTTTGATGTGAGGCACCATCTGAATAGAGGCGTCCATAAATGCCTTGAGAGTAAAGAGTCGGTGTTGTCCATCGACCATTTCCAACGATTTTCCCTCATTTTTGCCATTCTTTTCATCGGCGGCCAATTGATACATGATGAGCCCAAGCACAAGACCATTATTCATAACGGTGGCAATAAAGTCGTTCATTGCAGCATGAGCCCAGCGAATATGACGCTGATAAACGGGACGAGAGTTGATTTTGTTGAAGTATGAGTCCTGAAGGAGGTCGCATAGTTCTTTTTTGATTGTTTCCGGAGAATGCTCGCCAAGCAAATTCTTTCTGATACGGATAACGGTTGACATCTTGATATTGATAGGTTGAAACTTTTATAACTTAATATGTTGATACATGCCTCTTTGGGTTTAAAAAGTATTTCAATTTTTTTATTTTTATTATTATTTAGGATTAATACTAAAAATATATAAGTTACCTTTTATGGTAAGATCGCATGCATTACTTCCTCTTTCGGGTCTTGTTGCGGCCTTGTTTCGGATTAGATCTCGTTTTGCTCTTACTATCGCCTTCCACATTGGTCATCGCCGGGATTTTCTTCAATTTGAATTCCGTCATGCCGGTCTTCTTTGTTGAAATATTGCCGTACTCGGGATATGCCGCCTTTATTTTATTAGACGCCTCCAACATTGGCTTCAACCTATCTTCAAATGTACCAAGTCCGCCAGATTTACCGTAGTATTTCGTTACAAACCCCACCCGATTAAACCTCAGCACAATTCCATCTGCAATAAAGTATTTGATAGTGCGTTCAACATCCTCCTTTTGACCGTTTTCTTTGGTTATTGTCAACTGAATACTCTTTAGTTTTGGGCGGTTTATTATGCCATAGAACGCGCCTACAATGTAGTTGAGACACGTAGACGTTTCATCTCTGGCCTCTCGGAAAAATGGATTATATACGGGATAAACTCCCCAAATGGACGATTTGACTGCCTTGCATTCCTTGAACGCATATTTAAAGAAGTAATCCAGTGTTTTACCTTTGAATAATTTTGAAATGTTTAAATCGACGGATTGAACATCATCATCAAAGAATACGATGTGCTGCCCCTCCTTCCATTGCTCCATTATGAACTGTCTCTGCGGTACAAGTCCTTTAATTCCAACCACGAGTTTGTGATATAATTTCTTGTCGAGCACTCTTGAGTATTCCTTATATTCTTCTTCGTTTGCTACATACACGTAAATTTTGCTGGCCGAAATATGGTTATTTTTTAACATTTTTAAGGTTTTCTCATTGCACGTTTCGGCTCGTTTATAACTCGGCACACACACTACATAATCCGGCATTTATACTATACGGAGAGAATAATAATATCTTATACCTTGGGTGCTGAATTCGGCAATATAAGCCTGCTTACAAATAAGAATATGTAAAATAATATGTATTTCATGTAGGTCGACTGGTCATATCCGTAAAACTCGGCCGTTTTTATAATCCCGTATAAACTCAAAATAAATACACCAAATAGTGTTATTGAGCCCGCGAAAGGGACGCTATTTGATTGTGGCGGGCCTGGCATTGGGTCCATTCTTATAACATTAATTAAGATTATTTAATTGATGTTATTTACTAATTGCTTACATAATTGCAAAAAGTTTGTCGCTGTATTTCAACGTGCGGGTGTTTATGTAATGATAACTCAACGGAACCTGTTGTTTATACTCCTTCACTGCAAGCAATTTAATATTTAGCCGCGACCCGTCGTCTAATTCCGGGTTCCCTAAAAACGCACTGTCGTATTTTTGCGACCAGGTGCCGTCGTGGTCAGAGATTCTCATTGTCAACCGCTCTTGATCCGCGTTCAACGTCTCATCCTCTAACCGTTGCTGCTTTATGTCTGATGTATCTGCCGGGTCGCCTGGGTTATTTTGTATGAACTTGGTTGCGCCTAAAAACGCGGCAAATCGCACTAAACCTGCAGGCTCGTCTTCTATGATGGTATCGGATGATACAATGCGTTTCGCAACCGGGCAATTCTTAAATGCCGTGAAAAAATCTAAAAAATAGTAAAACGGGCCCAATATGCTGTTTTTGTTGCTGCGCGTCTCCCCAAATGTGCATGTAAATGACAATTTGCTTTTCGGCTTTCCTACATAACAAACAATCGGGATTTCATAGTTTTTTCCCGTTTCGTCTATTAAAAAACACACAGCATCATTTAATATCATGAAATTCGCGGTTTCTTCATCTATCCTGATATTACACACGTGTTGGTGCGTAATAATTTCATCTACGAGCGCGAGCCATGTTGAATTGCCCATAAAATTGTCAATTGGGCGAAACTTGGTCTTGGTTATATCATAAAACATATACATGTTGTGGTTATAACTGTAATACCCCATAAATACTATGTCCTCCCTGGTACAATCATGAGATAATAGTGCCATTAATAAGTAACTTACACAATCAATATATTCGCCATTTTCAATGGGGCCTGCTGGTCTGGGGGCAACCGGCAACCGGAGATTATCCGGAGAACCCTCTGGTTTTGTTAGGAGAAATCTTAGGAATGGTTTCGCTCCGTCGTTATTTACATCGTACGCACAGATGTAAATATTATTGCAATGCTCTAATGCCCGGTCGCTCTCGCTCGTAAGAAAGTCAGCGCCTCGGTATTTATAGTAAGTAGGCTCAACTGGATTATAAGTGTCGTCGTCCATAATTACATTATTTATGCCTATTTATTTAACTTATTTTCATTAATCTTGTTATTTGCGATTTCATTGGTTGTATCATTTGTCTATTTTGCGTTTAATTGACTCCTTTACTTGTTCTTCGCGACTCTCCATAATGTGCTTTGTCAGTTCCTCCGCAACAGTGGGGTCGGTTTTGTAGTAACCTTGTAATGCGGCAAGCAGGGTTTTGGCATTTATGGGTTTCTTTACTTTATTTGACTTATACACAAGTGCGCCGCCATTAATATCAAAACAGTCAATCTTATTTGTCTTCATGACGGTTACTAAGTTTTCCGTTAGCCCCTTTTTCTTATTGGTTTTCTCCTTGACTTGCGCCTTCAAATCGGATATCTCATTGTCCAGCTTTATCCACTCCTTTATATTATTCACTAATTGTTCTTTAGTTTCCATAATAAATTACACTATTTTATATTTATATCATTTCCTTATTTACATATTTGCGTATTCCATTATTTACATATATTTCACGGGCCCTTGTGTCGCTTACAAAGATTGTTTTCTAAAATCTTAGCGCCACATGGTTGCCCCTTTCTCGCGCCGGCCTTCAAAATTTCAATACATCCAACTACTGTATTGCTCTCCAATGCCGCTCCTATAATAACTGGTCCAAGTACCACATTCTCCGTAGTCGGTTTAGGTTTCTTAGTCTTCGCATTTTTCTTCTCTTCCTTTGCTTTTTGTTTCTCATCCTTGATCTTTTGCTTCTCCTCCTCCTTTAACTGCTTGAGTTCCGCCTTTATCTGTATATTTTTTGCCTTTACCTCCTCCTTGG